ATTTAAAATATCTTCAAAGTAATAAAGACGACACTTGGTACGAAGGAAGATTAAAGAACGGATTAGAAGGTATTGGACTTGGTCTAATGGCCGAAGTTCTTTTTAAAGTTGCTAAAGTATCTAAAAATAAAATTACTGAAGGATATAACGAAGCCAATTTAAAAGCTGACGAAGTTATTATTGGTAAAGCACAAGAAGCAATTATTGGAGTAAAAAACCAATTAGACGAAGCTACAACAATCGGTGAAAAAATGAAGATTGTTAATAATGCTTTAGAAAATGTAGATGGATTAAGTCCTGCACCTAAAAAAATATCAAAAGAAGAAAAAGTAAAATTACTAAATAGAATTGCACAAGAAGATTTATTAGTAAATTTTGATAAGTGGAAAGCAGGAGAAATGACTGCTGAAGAAGCATTTAGTATTCCTAGAAGTTGGATTAATCTTGATACGTTTGATAAAAAATTAACAACTCAAGAACTAGTTAATACTACCACTTCAATTATAGAAGCTGTTAAAAAAACTTATAATACAGTAGATAAGAAATTTTCTGATGAAGTTATAAAAAGAAAAGCCATACTTGAGTATGGCGGAGACATCAATAAAGTTTATAAAGATTTTGCTGACTTAACAAAAGTATTTGATGAAAAAGAAGTTTCAGCTTTAATATATCAACACGAAATAACATTAAATTCTTTAGTGAATATGTTAGCTCCAATGGTTCGTCAGTCTAAAATGGGATTGCGACCTGAAAAAGAAATAGACCAATTAATTAATTTAATTGGAGCTATGCAAAACAATCGTAAAAAGATTGCTAGTGAATTTGGTGGTGGATTAAAAACTTTTGGTCAAACTAAAGAAGAATTTATTCAATCAAATATTCTTCAAGAAAATTTAAGAAAAGCTGTTGGAGAATTTGAAAATTTTAGTGCTAAAGACCCTAAAGCTAAAGCAAAACTTTTAGACAAACTTGCTACATTAGATAAACCTGATGTTACAAGAAGAATATTAAATTTTGTTTTTAGTAATAAAATTTGGGATATTGCCAATGAAGTATGGATTAATGCTTTATTATCCAATCCAAAAACATTAGGAGTTAATGCTGTTTCAAACGCAATTACAGCTATTGCTAGGCCTATTGAAGATATAATGGGTTCTAAATTATCTGCTTGGTTAGATGGAGATAATCTAGCAAAGAAAGCTGTTTATGAAGGCCAAATTAAAGAAGCTAAAACTACTTTTGCAGGTCTACTTAGTTATTTAAGAGATGCCACAAAATATGCTGGTGTTGCATTAAAAAATGGTGAGTTAGTATTAGATGCAGGTACAAAAGTTGATACTGCAACTTCTAAAGCAACTGGAACAGGACTAACAGGAACAGCAATTAGAACACCTACAAGAATTTTAAATGCAACAGATGAATTTTTTAAACAAATTAATTACAGAAGTAAATTAGAAGCACTTGCATTACAAGCTGGAGAAGCCAGAGGTTATAAAGGAAAAGATTTAGATAATTTTATTAAAGAATATATTAGACAAGGTTTTGATGAACAAGGTTTAAGAGGAACAAATCTTGAAGCATTAAAGTATGCACAAGAAAATACTTTTACAAATGAACTAACTGGTTTTGCTAAAAAGTTTCAAGATGCAATTAATACTTATCCAATATTAAAACAATTCTTCCCATTTGTAAGAACACCATTTCAATTAGCTAAAGCTATTGCTGATAGAACAGTTGGTGGTCTTACTTATAATCTTGACCATTTATTAGGAAGGTCAGGTGACCCAAGAATGATTGCTAAAGTTAGAGGTCAAACTGCTATGGGTGGAATATTATTAACTTCTGCTTCAGCATTATATCAACTTGGAATGATTAGTGGTGCTACTAATAAAAAAGAAGATGGTAAAGCATTAAGCCAATATTCAGATGCAGAATTATTAAGACTTAAAAAATCAGAAACTAATTTTAAACCATATTCATTTAATATTGGTGACACTCAAATTCAATTTGGAAGATTAGACCCTTATGGTGCTTTCTTTGGAATTGTTGCTGATTTTATGAGTATTAGAGACAGACTAACCCAAGAACAAATTGAAAGAGTTGGTGCTGATATGAATTTATTTTTAGCAGGACAAATGGATAGTAACCCAATTTCTTTTGCTGACAGAGCTTTAATAAATGTAAGAGCAGGTGTTAATTCTTTACAAACAAATATTTTAAATAAAACTTATTTCCAAGCTATACAAGAAATTGTAGATGCAATTTTTGACCAAGATGGTGACACTGCAAGTAAATATTTTACAAATAAAGCTGGAAGTTTTGTACCTAATATAATTTCTAAAATTAATAACGACCCATATTTAAGAGATGCACAAGGCATTATTGATGAAGTTATAGGTAAGAGATTAGGAATAGGAACACCACCATCACCTAGATATAATTTTATGGGAGAAGCCCATAAAGCTAGTGATGAAGATACTATACAAAGATTTTTTAATAACTTTTTAAATCCAGTTTCAATAGGTAATAAAACTAATGACCCAGTTGCAATGGAAATATTAAGACTAGGAAAAGCTCCGACAACTTTAAAGAAATTTCAAGATGGGGTTGATTATACTGAATATAAGTTTGGTAAAAACACAGCTTATGACAAAATTAATCAATTATTAAGTACTACAAAAATTGAAGGTTTAACTTTAAAAGAAAAATTAGCAGAAGTTATTCAATCAGAAGATTATCAAAATTTAACTGACCCAATTAAATTAGCTCAAGGTATTGCTGATGATGGAACTAAATATAAAAGAATAAATTATATTTACGAAATTTACAAAACTAGAGCTGAAGCATTATTTGAACAAGAAAAAAGTAATTATAAGAATATAAATAATCCTGAAAGAAATCTTTTTAGTGATGTTCAAAAACAAAAAAGAAATAAACAAGTAATCGGTGGAAGCAGAGATTTAGACAGACTTCAACCATTAATTAACTTTTACCAATAATAACTAATGCCATTATACTCACAAGTTACCTACACAGGTAACGGAAGCACAGTTGCGTATGCAATTCCATTTTCTTATATTGATAGCACTCATATAAAAGCATACTTAAATGGAACTATAACAAGTGCTTTTACTATTAGCACTTCAACATTAACTTTTACTACTGCACCAGCTAATGGAGTTACAATTAGAATTGAAAGACAAACTCCTATTGATGCAAGATTAGTTGATTTTAGTGATGGTTCAGTTTTAACAGAAGCGGATTTAGATAGGTCAGCAAATCAAAACTTTTATGTTGCACAAGAGATTACAGATGACCAAGTAAATAATTTAGCTTTAGACACAGACGATAAGTACAACGCACAGTCTAAAGTAATTAAAAACGTAGCTAACCCTGTTAATGCTAATGATGCAGTTAATAAAACTTATTTAGAAAACACTTGGTTAAGCACAGCAGATAAAGCAACATTAACAAACTTAAATTCAAACATAGCTAGTGTTAATGCAGTTAATTCTGCTTTAACAAATGTAAATGCTGTAGGTTCAGATTTATTAGAACCAGTATCAGAAATTAATACAGTAGCAGTAAGTATAGCTAACGTAGATACAGTTGGAACAAACATAGCCAACGTAAATACTGTTGCAGGTAATAATGCTAACATCACTACTGTAGCAGGTGCTAATGCTAATATAACAACTGTCGCAGGAGCTAATGCAAACATTACTGCTGTAGCTGGTCAAATTACTCCTACAAATAATATTTCTACAGTTGCAGGTGCAGTTGCTAATATAGGAACTGTCGCAACAGATATAGCCAATGTTAATACAGTTGGTGGAGCTATTGCTAACGTAAATACTGTAGCAGGAGCAAATGCTAATATTACAACAGTAGCAGGTGCTAATGCCAATATAGGAACAGTTGCTACAAATGTAGCTAATGTAAATTTAGTAGGCGGTTCTATTGCTAATGTTAATACAGTCGCAACGAATGTCGCTAACGTAAATACTGTAGCTGGTAACAATGCCAATATAAATACAGTAGCAGGTCAAAACGCAAATATAACTACACTTGCAGGAATTAGTGCAGACATTACAACAGTCGCAACTAACTCTGCAAATATTTCTACAATCGCAACTGATATTGCTAAAGTTATAACTACTGCAAATGATTTAAACGAAGCCACTTCAGAAATAGAAGTTGTAGCAAATGCTATAGCTAATGTTGATACAGTTGGAACTAATATTGCAAATGTAAATACAGTTGCAACTAATATTGCAAATATAAATTCAGTAAATTCTAACAGTACAAATATTAATGCAGTTAATTCTAACTCTGCAAACATTAATACTGTAGCTACTAACAATGCTAACATTACGACTGTTGCAGGTTCTATAGCCAACGTAAATACAGTTGCTACTAATATTGGTTCAGTAAATGATTTCTCTGCTAGATACAGAGTAAGTGCAACAGCTCCTACTACAAGTTTAGATTTAGGAGATTTATATTTCGACACTACTTCAAACACAATGAAGGTGTACTCTAGTGGTGGATTTATAAATGCAGGTTCTTCAGTTAATGGTACAGCAGATAGATATAAATATACTGCAACAGCAAGTCAGACTACATTTTCAGGTGCAGACGATAACGCAAATACATTAGCTTACGATGCAGGATTTTTAGATGTTTATCTAAATGGAATTAAATTAGTTAATGGTTCAGACTTTACAGCATCATCTGGTACATCAATAGTTTTAACAGTAGGAGCTTCTGCTTCTGATATTTTAGAAGTTATAGCTTATGGAACTTTCCAATTAGCTAACTTTAGTATTACCGATGCCAATGACGTACCAAATTCTTTAGGTACTGCTGGACAAGTTTTAAAAGTTAATTCAGGTGCAACTGCTTTAGAATTTGGAAATGCAAGTTCAGCAGAGGTGTACGGATTTAACAAAGATACTTCAACGAATACTAACTTGATTGTTACAACAACTAATCAAGGAGTGGATAACATTTCAAAGGCAACTTTCGCCAACTTTGATGATGTTTTATTTAGTGCGAGTGGATTTACATTTTCCATCTCAAATGGCGATTTAATTGCAACCATATAAGGAGAATATAAAATAATATGGCTACAGTAAATTTAGGTAGAATTAAGTTCGTTTGGCAAGGAGCTTACAATGGTGCTACCGCCTATGTTGCAGATGATGTAGTGAGCTATAATGGTTCATCTTATATTTGCATATTAGCTTCAACAGGAAACTTGCCAACCAATACAACGTATTGGAATTTAATGGCACAAACAGGAACAGACATAACTTCAATCGCAGGATTAGCACAAGGAGATGTACTTTATTATAATGGTACTTCTTGGGTTAGACTTGGTGCTGGAACTTCTGGTCAATTTTTAAAGACTAATGGTTCTGGTGCAAATCCAGCTTGGAGTACAGTAGTAAGTGGGGTAGTACAGTTAAAATTTGTTGAAAAAGCAGATGTTCAATCTTGGTCTACAACAGCTGAACAAGAAGTTACAGGACTTAACATTTCTATAACTCCAACAAGTGCAAGTAATAAAATTTTAGTTCTTGGTCAAATATGGACAAGTTCAGACGTAGCTACTATAACAGGTTACACTTCTCTTAAACGAAATATTGGTGGTGGGGGTTATGCAGTTGTTGGTAATCATGCACACGCAGGTGGTAGCACTCACACTAACGCATCTGGTCATTCTGGTCCTTTAAATGGTACATGGAATTTAATAGGTACTTCTGTTAGTTTTCTTGACAATCCTAATACGACATCAGTAGTTAATTACAAATGGTTTGTAAAAAGTGAAGGTTCATCACCAACTTATGTAAACAGAACTGGGAGAGATGCTTCAGTAGACCACCCAAGAACAGTATCAACAATAACAGCTATGGAAATTAGCTCAGGAATATTATAATTATGAAACACAAAGCAATCTACAACCTCTATCCATCAGTAATAACAATCGATGAAACTAACGATGATATTTATACAGCTTATGATGCTAACAAAAATATAGTTAGTATTAATA